CTAGATGGTAAAGAATACACGGATACATCAACATTAGACGAAGAGCCAGAAATGGAAGGCAACGCATTTGGTAAAGCTGTACGCGATGCTAAAGCCGATGGTGTACAACCTGGTGAAAAAGTTGAAGTTGGTGGTAAAGAATATCCTGTTAAAGAATCTGACCCACGTAAATGGTCAATGGATCCAAAACCAGAAGATATGCCAAAAGGCGAGCGTCAGCGTCCTGCTTACTTTGAAGAAAGTATTGAAGAACCCGGTCAAGAAGACAGTCAGTTTAATGTTACTACAAGTATGAGTAGCGATGGCGAGAAGAATGTTACTGTTACAGCAACAGGCGAACACGCAGCAGGTTTATTACAAATGCTAAAAATGGCCGGTTTAGGTTCTAGCGACAAAGCACAAGAATTAGAACAAGAGCCAGTTTCAGTTGAAGTTGTTGGCGGCGACGAAGGTTGCGAAGAAGTCGACGAAGCCGATGCTCCTGTTGATCAACCTGCAGAAGCGCCTGTTAACGCACCAAAACCAGAGTATAAGTCAATGAGAGCTAGTACAATGGGCCCAGGTGAAGGTGACAACGGTGAGAAAGCAATGAATCCAGATCGTCCAACTTTTAAGAATGGTGACAATGCATTAAGCAATCCTCCGGCACGTGGCAAGGAAGTAATTAAAGCTGTAGCTGCATTAGAGTCAAAGTTAGCCGCAGAATACGAAAGTATTAAAAAGGTCAGTAAGTAATGAAAATTACTGAGATTATTACCGAAGGTAATAACACTGATTTAGATAATGATGGAATCCCGGATAGTCAGCAAACAGCTACACCGGGATTGCGTAGTCATCATAGATTAAATAACTCGGACCCATATCATCCATGGCGTTTTGCTGCATTATTCCTTGGCGGTGCAGGTGCCGATGATGGCAAGTACGATCATGAACCTGCTAAAGACGGACCAAACGGTCAGAGCTTAGTAACAGCGGCTTATAGTAAAGGCGAACAGGCTATACTTGATCAAGCATCAAAAGCATTTGGTCCTGAAGCTACAGATTTTATTCAACTTACACCAAACGGTTCTACAGAAGTTAAAGACGTAAACAAAACCAGCACAACACGACGTGTTGGCGCAATTCAACGCAAAACAAAATGAAACAATATCGCATAATCAGCGCAGACTATGTGTTGCCTGGTGAAACCGGCGACGCCGATGCGGTCCTGGATTCCGCCGATCTAAATGCAATACGTAAACTGGCTGGATTAGTTACAGAAGATGGTATAGCCGCTACACCACGTGCTACTGAAGATGGTATTCAAAGTCCTGTTGGTAGTAACATTAGTAAGACTGCCGAAGATCGTCGTGAATTAGAACGTGAGTATGGAGCACAGCCCGGCACAGATTTGTGGTTTATTATAAACTTCACTAAACCATTCCTTAACGGTAGTCTAAGAAGCCACATAGAAGATTACTTAAAGAAACATCCTGAGTATCGCCCTCGACCTCACCCAGGCGATTAAGCCGCTTCTAGTTTTTCTCTACCTAAATATTGATACCACGATTCTCGCTTAACAGTAAATGGCATTTGTTTCCATTTACCTACTAAGCTATAGTAATCTGGCCTATAAGGTTTTGTCTTGGGCTTAATTAATCGACTACCCTTATTGTGGTTATACGATTTACAACTAGTAACACAGTTTTCCCATACAGTTTTACCTCCGACACTACGTGGGATAACGTGGTCGATAGTTAATTCTTCGTAGTCAAATACATCTTCGCAATACTGACATTCAAATAAATCTCGCATATACAAATTATAGCGACTAAACTTAACATTCTTTTTATAATGAAAGTAATCCTTGGTTACACAGATACTAGGAACATTTAATGCTATACGTTCGCTGTGTATGATCCAATCTGGATATGTTTCAAGGACATGTACACGGCCCAGATACATTAATTTGATGGCATGTCGCCAATCAATTACACTAAGGGGTAATACACTAATTGGTTCGTAGTTTGCGTTTAATAATAAAGTGTCGGACATTGTTATTTGAGTTAAATACTTAATATATGTTAGTATAACATAAAAAACTATATGAGTAAAGACCTAGAAACAGCCATTATTAAAACTCCGTATAAGAAGATGTCTTATACTGAGCATCAAATTCGGGAATTTGCCCGATGTAGTGATCCTGTAACAGGGCCGCGTTACTTTATGAGTAACTACTTCTTTATTCAACATCCAACTAAAGGTAGTATACAGTATCATCCTTTTGAGTATCAATGCAGATTGATTGATGCTTATCACGAAAACCGTTATAGTATATCATTAATGCCGCGCCAGACTGGTAAGTCAACTAGTGCTGCTGGTTACATATTGTGGTATGCTATGTTTGTTCCGGATAGTACAATTCTAGTAGCGGCACACAAATACATTGGTGCTCAAGAGATTATGCAACGTGTACGTTATGCTTACGAAAACTGTCCAGACTTTATCCGTGCAGGTGTTACTAGCTACAACAAAGGATCATTGGACTTTGATAACGGAAGTCGTATTGTAAGTCAAACAACAACAGAAAACACAGGACGCGGTATGAGTATATCACTACTATATTGCGACGAGTTCGCATTCGTTCGTCCTACTATTGCAAGTGAGTTCTGGACTGCTATTACTCCTACCCTAGCAACTGGTGGTAAATGTATTATTACATCGACCCCAAACTCAGACGAAGATCAGTTTGCACAAATTTGGCGCCAAGCTAATAATTGTTTTGATGAGTACGGCAATGAAACCCCAATTGGAAAGAATGGATTTAAGGCTTTCCGTAGCAAGTGGCAGGAACATCCAGACCGTGATGAAAAGTGGGGTAGCCAAATGTTAGCACAGTTGGGCGAAGAACGCTTCCGCCGTGAGATGGAATGTGAATTTATTATTTTTGATGAAACACTAATTAATCCCTTACACTTAGCTGAAATGGCCGGCATTGATCCCATTGAGAAGCAAGGACAGATACGTTGGTACAAACGTCCCGAGCGTGATAAGACTTATGTAGTAGCACTTGATCCAAGTTTAGGCACAGGATCAGATCCAGCGGCTATCCAAGTATTTGAAATGCCTGGATTAAAACAAGTAGCAGAGTGGAGTCATAACAAAACAATCGTTCAAAGACAAATTGTTATTATGTCAGAAATTTGTCAGTATTTAGCTGATGTTGCTGGCAATACAAACGTGTACTACTCTGTAGAAAATAATACCCTGGGCGAAGCAGCATTAGTATGTATTGCACAAATGGGTGAAGAAAATATTCCAGGTACATTCTTAAGTGAACCCAGAAAAGCCGGCGGTGGTGGAACTAGATTCCGCAAGGGTTTTAATACAACAAACAAATCTAAATTAAGTGCTTGTGCTAAGTTAAAGAGTTTAGTTGAAACACGTAGATTAGTTGTTGCTAGTAAAACATTAATTAGTGAGCTAAAAAACTTTGTTGCTGTGGGCGGAAGTTATAAAGCAAAAATTGGTGAGCACGATGACTTAGTAATGTCAGCACTGCTAGCAATACGTATGATTATGTTGATACAACAATTTGATGCTAGTTTGGACATGGAACTTAAAGATACAATTGATAACTTTATTGAACCAATGCCATTTATAATGTTTTAAAATGATCATAACACCATTAGACTCTCAAAATAATTTATTTAAAGTAATAGATATTTTACCAATTGAAATAGCACAAACTGTTATTAATACAGATTGGTTAGCATTACCATGGGAACGACAGTATATGCAAGAACGTTGGCCTCGTCGCAAAGTTAACTCAAATGACGTTACACCATTAATGGATCAATATCTGAGCGATAACGTTGATATAGTAGCAGAAGCAATAGGCGTTAAATTAAGTAAAACTTTAATAACTTCATTTTGGGTAGATGAGCCCGGGATAGAAAATTGGGTACCTCCACATTTAGATAATCCTGCGGTAAAAGTGATACTACACACTTACTGGACAGAACAATTAACAGACGTGGGCACAACTTTTTATAATGATGCAGAAGCAACTAGTATACGGTATATAGCACCGCACGTTAATAATACCGGGTACATTTTAAAAAATCATGATACAGCTTGGCATGGTATTTCCCCGGGCAAAGTAACTAGTAAATGTAGGGTTGGTAGCTATACCTACTTTAGTTATCCTAACTGATAAATATAACTATGAAAGAAATTGAATCCATTGCCGCTGCATTATTTGATAAAATACGCTCACGTTTTACCAACGTAACCCTGGGCGACGAATCGGCTAAGGCTTGTACTGACCCTTCTGAAGCACGTTTTTTCAACTTTACATATACAGGCGAAGATGGCGCAGAATTTGGCAAAGTGACTATTAGTCTAATCGATGAAACAAGTTTAAAAGTATATTTTGGGCAAAACATTTCTGGGGAGATGGATCGCGAACAACGTAAAGAATGGTATGAATTTTTACGCAATCTAAGATTATTTGCAAAACGCAACTTATTAACATTTGACACTCGCGATATTAATAAATCTAATTTACAATTACAGGATATTAAACAACAAGCTAAAGCAGACAACGTCGCCACAGTTAACGACGTTGCTGTTACTGAAAGTCGACTATATGGTACAAGTCGTAATAGTTACTCTGACATGGGAGAGTGCCGACTAATTATCAAACACGATGGTTTAGTTAACGATGAAGTGCGTGGCGACCGTGCTCGCAAGATTCGTGAAATCTTTATTGAAACAGAACGTGGCGAGCGTTTCTTATTACCACACAAAAATTTACATGGTGCTCGTGCTTTAGCACAACACCTAAGTCACGGTGGAGACATTCGCGATGACCGTGCAGAACATATTAACGAGTTAGTACAAGAAATGTCAGCTATGAGTCATTTTGTTCGTAGTACTAAAAAGCGTCAATTTGAAGATCAAGAAACAGCCGATATGACTCGTGCTGCTGTTCATCATTATGATCAAGTTAAACGCACACTACGACAGATGCGTGGAGCACGTGGATACCGTAGTTATTTTGAAGCTTGGGCACCAGAAGGTAGCGTAGAAGATCGAGTTGATGTAGATAGTTTACGTGAACGCTTTGTTAAAAAGATCTACGATGACCGCTTCAATGATGCGTTACCATTTGTATATCGTGCTTACAAAAAACAAAAAGCTGGTGCTGGTAAGCTAGGCGACGAGTTAGAAGAATGGGCAGATGATGTTACAGGTAGTGTTACAGAATCTACTTGGGCAAAACCGGACTCTGCTGATAAAATTACAGCCCTGCGTGAATTATTAAAAACACCAGTGCCTTGTGGTATCGATGGCATTGACGCACAAACTAAGATTGAACCTATTATCGGTGACGACGACTTAAATGATGATATATTTGATCTAAGTACCAACCAAGGACCTGATGCAGATTGCCGTCCACTAATTAAGCAATGGCTAGTACAAACTATGCCTAACTTATTAAAAGATTTGGAGTTTGGTAAAAAGAACTCACAAGACGGACAAACCAATTGGGCACCACAAACAAGTCCAAAACAAGATAATCATGATTTTGGTTCACAGCCAACTGAAACTAACGTTTCAAATATGACTTATTAAGTTTTTGGTTCGGCAATAAAATTTAAAAATACCGTTTGACAAGCTAAATACATTTGTTATATACTAGCAGGGTGCTAGTTTATATCTAGGCATGTAGTACATTAAGACCATCTTTTAAAGGAAAAACATCATGGCAACAACATTAGCAGAAATTCGCGCAAAGTTACAAGCAACAGAAAACCGTGGCGCAGGTAAATCACAAGCAGGTGGCGACAACGCTATCTATCCACATTGGAACATCGCAGAAGGTTCCACAGCAAGACTCCGATTCCTCCCAGACGGCAACACAAAAAATTCATTCTTTTGGGCTGAACGTGCAATGATTCGTTTACCATTTGCTGGCGTTAAAGGCCAAGCAGACAGTAAGCCAGTTGTAGTTCAAGTTCCGTGTATGGAAATGTATGGTGCGGCGTGTCCAATCTTAGCTGAGGTACGTCCTTGGTTTAAGGACCCGTCCCTAGAGGAAATGGGTCGTAAGTATTGGAAAAAGAAGTCTTATGTATTCCAAGGCTTTGTACGTGAAAACGCACTTAGTGATGACAAGACTCCAGCTAATCCAATCCGTCGTTTTACAATTAGTCCACAAATCTTTAATATCATTAAAGCGGCGCTAATGGATCCGGAAATGGAAGAGTTGCCAACAGACTTGCAACGTGGTTTGGATTTCCAGATCATTAAAACAAGTAAAGGTGGCTATGCTGACTACAGTACTTCTAAATGGTCACGTAAAGAATCTGCACTAACAGCAGAAGAACAAGCTGCAATCGATGAGCACGGCTTGTTTAACTTGTCAGACTTCTTGCCAAAGCAACCAACAGAAGCAGACTTGAAAGTAATCAAGGAAATGTTTGAAGCTTCAGTCGATGGTCAACCATACGATGTTGAACGTTGGGGTGCTTACTACAAGCCATATGGCGTAGATGCTCCTAATGCAGCTCCTAAGGCAGAATCAAATGATGATACTCCAGCTCCTGTATCAGCTCCTGCTACTGTAGCGGCAATTGATGAAGAACCAGATGCTGCTCCAACAGCACCAATCCAAGCTGCACCTTCAAGTCAAAAAGCTGAAGACATCTTGGCAATGATTCGCAATCGTCAGAAACAGTAATGTATCTAACAGTTGTACTAGGCGCCTCTTCGGAGGCGTCTTTCGACATCCTCTTAAACGATAACAGTTTTACTCAAAAATGGGTCAACGAGTTAAAGTGGTGTCTCAATAACTGTGATATTAATCAACACGAAGCATTCTCTTCCTTTTTAACTTTAGAAGAAGCTACAGATATCTTAAAACAGTCCTGTGCGACTATTAATAGTTATTTGAAAAATTTTATAGAAATTAGAGAAGACATCGGAAACCAACCGCAAGAATACTTTAATTATCTTCATAGCAAATTTGAACAAATAAGCGGTAACTATGGGAATCCGAGTCGGCTGTTTTCTATAGCAAAACCAGAGTTAAAAGATGCTATACGCAATTTAAACTTTTATATACATAGGGTAGAAGCAAAACGTGAGCCTTATACAAAAATGTACATAAGTTTTGATAAAAATCAATATCGTAGAGTTCCGTTAAGCAAAGAAGACTATGAGTATTTTGAATTTACTACCGAACCAGGCACGTTGTTTTTACACTATGCCGAGTTAGGTAAAGATTTTGCTGCATTATATCACGATGGATTAGAATTAAACTATTCTGGATTTAAAAATTTACATTATTATAGCGGAGAAGCTACACTAGCATTTAAAGAATCGGATTGCTTTGCTGATCCTAAATATGTCACCTGGTTGACTAACCAAGGCATAGATCCGTATAATAAACAACTAGGGCACGGAATGATACCACTGGGTAAAGTGGACAATATCGAAAGTGCAAAAGATAAATTGCGTAAATACAGACACATAAACACAATATTAATCAAGGAAAACAATCATGGCAAAACCATTTGACGTAAGCAAATTTCGCAAGAGCATCACTAAAAGTATCGACGGTATCTCCGTTGGCTTTAACGATCCAAGCGACTGGATTTCAACTAACAACTATGCACTAAACTATTTGATTAGTGGTGACTTTAACAAAGGTGTACCCTTAGGTAAAGTTACTGTGTTTGCCGGTGAGTCCGGTGCTGGTAAATCATTTATTTGTTCAGGTAACTTAGTTGCTAACGCACAAAAAGAAGGCATCTATGTTATCTTAATCGACAGCGAAAACGCACTCGACGAAAAGTGGTTACACGACTTAGGTGTAGACACTAGTGAAGATAAACTACTAAAACTTAACATGGCTATGATCGATGATGTAGCTAAAATGATTAGTGAGTTTGTTAAAGAATACAAAGCCATTCCTGAAACAGAACGTCCCAAGGTCCTATTCGTAGTCGACTCATTGGGTATGTTGCTAACACCAACAGACGTTAATCAGTTTGAAGCAGGTGACATGAAAGGTGACATGGGACGTAAACCTAAAGCACTAGCCGCACTTGTTCGTAATTGTGTAAATATGTTTGGTAACTTAAACATTGGCTTGGTAACTACAGCACATACATACGCATCACAGGATATGTTTGATCCTGATGACAAGATCAGCGGTGGACAGGGTTTTATCTACGCTTCCTCTATCGTTGTGGCAATGCGTAAGTTGAAGTTGAAAGAAGATGAAGACGGCAATAAGATCTCAGAAGTAAAAGGTATCCGTGCCGCTTGTAAGATTATGAAAACACGTTACGCTAAACCTTTTGAATCAGTACAGGTTAAGATTCCGTACGAAGAAGGTATGAATCCTTATTCGGGCCTAGTCGACCTGTTTGAGGGCAAGGATCTGCTTAAGAAAGAAGGCAACAGTCTAGTATACACACTAACTGATGGCGAAATTATTAAGAAGTTCCGCAAGGCCTGGGAACGTAACGAAGATCAGTGCTTGGATAAAGTAATGGCAGACTATACCGCCAACCCACATCACGTTATTGCTCCGGCAGTTAACGATGACGTTGCCGATGAAGTAATTGAAGAAGTAGAAACAAAATCTAAGAAATCTAAAAAAGAGGAAGTAGCAGAATGACTATCGATGTAGAAGTTCTTAGCGATCTATATACTATTATGAAACAGTACGTGCCTGCAAAGGATCGCCAGGAATGTGCTGATAATCTAATGAGTGTAATGGTTGATATGTTAGGAGATATTGAACTTAAAGAGTTTGGTACTACTGACAGCACACTTAAACGTGCCCTCAAGGAATACTCAACCGACGACGATGACATTGAAGATGTCGACGGGGATGAGTGGTAACCCGTGTGGTATAATAAAGTAGTTAGAAACTTAGGCGAAATTCCCGCTTTCATAGATTACTATGAGCGGGAATTAGTTGCGGCCAAGGCAGACATTAAAATTAATGGCAAAGTTGAAAAAGAACTTAGTAATTTACCCGGCGAAACAGAACATCGATTTAACCAGCTACAAGAGATAGAAGCGGTATTAGAACATCTTAATATACAGTTACGTAAGATTCGTCAGAAACACTATAAGAAATACTTAGAAGCATACGCTAGAGCACTTACTAGTCGCGACGCTGAAAAATATGCTGAAGCCGAAGATGAAGTTATTGATATGGAAACTATTATTAACGAAGTAGCACTTCTGCGTAACAAGTGGTTGGGTGTAATGAAGGG